ACAAAACAACCACCCATAGTCATTTATTTAGAAGCAATTCAAATTATGAAGGCACAAAACGTATTGAACAAAATCTTGACCGAACTCGCATCAATCCGCAAGGTAGAGTTTGCTCAAATGAACCTTGAGAACGGTACAGTTCTGGAGGCTGAAGCGTTTGAGCCAGAGAACGAGGTATTCGTTATTTCTGGTGAAGATCGCGTACCCGCACCTGTCGGGGAACACAAATTGGAAGATGGTAAAATTCTCGTTATTGTCGAGGAAGGAATCATCTCCGAAATCAAGGAGGTTGAAGCTCCCGAAGTTGAGGAAGTAGAGATGCAATCCGAGGAAGCCGTTGCGGTTGCCGAGGAGGTTGCTTCTGAAGTAGCTGATGAGGCTGCTGATGCAATCAGCGAAGAAGTATCTGCTGCCATTGAGGTTGCAGTTGCTGAAGCACTCGTTCCTGTTGTGGAGGAAGTTGCTGCCGAGATGAAGAAGCTCCGCGAGGAATTGGCATCTGCCAAGACCGAGATGGCTGCTATGGAGAAGAAGTTCTCCTCTCAATCTGCTGCTCGTCCTATCAAGCACAACCCTGCAAAACCCGAATCTAAACAAGCAATGTTCTCATCCAAGCGTCAACCCAATACGCTTGACCGAGTATTAGCAAAATTGAACAACTAATTTTTTTTATTTTTTAAAATGGCTACGACCACTTCTATCACGACTTCATACGCTGGGCAGTTTGCCGCAAAGTATGTATCTGCTGCCCTTTTGAGCGCAGACACGTTGGACAAAGGACTCGTTGAGATCCTTCCTAACGTAAACTTCAAGACAACCTTGCAGAAGGTTGCTACTGATGACATCGTTAAAGATGCCACTTGTGACTTTACACCTACCTCTACGCTGACCTTGACTGACCGCGTATTGGAGGTTGAGCCTTTCCAGGTTAACCTTCAGCTTTGTAAGAAGGACTACTACGATTCTTGGATTGGTTCTCAAATGGGCTACTCTGCTTACGATAGCATCCCCGCTTCTTTCAGCGACTTCTTGATCGGTCACGTTGCCGCCAAGACCGCCCAGAAGATCGAGCAAAACATCTGGCAAGGCGTTAACGCTACTGCTGGTGAGTTCGATGGTTTCACTACTTTGATGGCTGCTGATGCAGACGTTGTAGACGTAGTAGGTACTACCGTTGACGCTTCTAACGTAATCACTGAATTGGGCAAGGTTGTTGATGCTATCCCTTCAGCACTTTACGGCAAAGAAGACCTCACGATATACGTCAGCCAAGGCACAGCCAAGGCGTATGTCCGCGCTTTGGGTGGCTTCGGTACTTCTGGCTTGGGTGCTAACGGTGTTGACAACAAAGGCACTATGTGGTACGGTCAAGGCGATTTGTACTTTGATGGTATCCGCGTTGCTATGGTTAACGGTATGCCTGCCAACAAGATGGTTGCTGCTCAATCTTCTAACTTGTTCTTCGGTACAGGTCTTGAGTCTGACCGCAACGAGGTTAAGGTATTGGATATGGGTGACTTGGACGGCAGCAATAATATTCGCGTTATCTTGCGTTTCCTTTCTGGTGTGAACTATGGCATCGGGGCGGACTGCGTACTCTACAGTTAATTTATCGTAATTGATTTAACCTCAAGGGGGTGAGGGTTCTGCCCCGCCCCCTTTTTTATTTTAAAACACTATGGCTTGTAATTTAACCGCAGGACGTGCAATCCCTTGTAAGGACGTAGTTGGTGGCATCAAAGCTGCTTACTTCGTTAACTACGGAGATTTAGGCACACTCACCTTGACAAATGACGAGGTGACAGATATGAGTGGAACATTCTCTGCTTATAAATATGAACTTAAGGGTGCTTCCAACTTGGAGCAATCCTTCAACTCAAGCCGTGAAAACGGCACTACCTTCTTCGAGCAGACGTTGACTTTGCAGTTCACCAAGCTTTCAAAGGAGGATAACAAGGAGTTGAAGCTGATGGCCTATGGTCGCCCTCACGTTGTAGTCCAGGACTACAATGACAATTGCTTCTTGATGGGAGCTGATCACGGAGCAGAGGTTACGGGTGGCACTATTGTTACCGGAACTGCTATGGGTGATTTGTCTGGATATACCTTAACTTTGACGGCACAGGAAATTCTTCCCGCAAACTTCATCGCAAGTCCTACGGCTGCTGACCCATTCGCTGGAATGGCATCTGCTACGGCTACGATTGTTGAGGGTACGAACTCCTAACATTTCTTTCATTTGGTAGGGAGAGGGGGCATTAGCCCCCTTTCTTTTGGAATAAACTTTTGCGTTTTGGTTATTTAATTGAGATGCATATACTACAAGAATCGGAATCCACTCAATCTATTATCATCGTACCACGCTCCTATCCTGGTAGCGTGACCTTGCAATTGATAGATGAGTCGACAAACACAACGGCTACGCCCTCCGTTAGCGTGTCCTCTGCGGATGGTTTTATGACCATCTCTGGCACTTTCTCCGTAAAGAATGGGCGGTTCTATGGTTTAAAGGTTTTGGATGGCTCTACGCTCATTTATCGAGATAGGGTTTTTGTTACCGCACAAACTAACTTTGACAAGTATACGGTCAATCAAGGGGCGTATATTGAGGAAAATTCCTATGACAATGAATTCGTGATTATATGAGCAAGTTCCATTTTGTAAACCTATCGAGCTACACCTCTCCAGAGATTAAGGAAGTGAGCAACCGCGATTGGGTAGAGTATGGGGATAGCAATGACTACTTCCAATACCTTATTGACCGCTTCCAGGGTAGCCCTACCAACAACGCTATCATCAACGGCATTTCCGAGTTGATCTATGGCAAGGGATTGGATGCTACGGATTCAGCGCGTAAGCCAGAGGCGTATGCCCAAATGAAGTCGCTTTTCAGCAAGGACTGTATGCGTAACGCAGCTTCCGACTTTAAGATGCTCGGACAATGCGCTTTTCAAGTCATATACTCCCAAGACCACTCAATGGTCACAGAAGTCTACCATATGCCCGTTGAGAGCCTACGAGCCGAGAAGTGCAACGAGGAAGGCGAGATTGAGGCTTACTACTACGCGAAGGATTGGAATGAGGTAAAGAACAACAAGGAAACACCTCAACGCATTCCCGCTTTTGGTTTCTCAAACGAGGGTATTGAGATTCTATATGTCAAGCCCTACCGCGCGGGATTCTATTACTATGCCCCTGTGGACTATCAAGGAGGTTTACAATATGCCGAACTTGAAGAAGAAATGGCAAACTTCCATTTGAATCAAATCAAAAATGGGCTTCAGCCGTCTATGTTGCTGAACTTCAACAACGGAGTTCCAACGGAGGAGGAGCGTTACATCATCGAAAACAAGGTAGCGGAGAAGTTCTCTGGAACTTCCAACGCTGGTAAGTTCATCCTTGCCTTCAACGATAACAAAGAGTTAGCGGCTACCATTGAACCTGTGCAAATCAATGATGCGCATCAGCAGTACGCGTTCTTGGCAGATGAGTCAATGCGTAAACTGATGGTTGCTCACCGCGTAACATCTCCGATGCTCTTGGGTATTAAAGACCAAAGCGGGTTGGGTAACAATGCGGATGAGTTAATGACTGCTTCGCAGTTATTTGACAACATCGTAATACGCCCGATGCAAGAAACCATTCTTGACGGCTTGGACAAGATCCTGGCTTACAACGACATCTCTTTGAATCTATATTTCAAGACCCTTCAGCCCATTGAGTTCACCAATGCCACGATAACGGACAAGCAAACGATTGAAGAAGAAACAGGCGTTAAGATGTCAAGCCAAGCTCCTACTTTTAGCAAGGAGGAGGAAAGTGCTTGGATTGAAGAACTGCGGGGAAAGGGAGAGGTCATTGATTTAAACGAATGGGAACTCATCTCCGATGAGGTAGTCAATGACCCAGACAATGAGGATTCCCACCTCTCCAAGCAATACAATTTTGGCGTTGAGGATTACTCCGATGCGGAAGGCGAAAGCCGATTTGATAGCGGTCTTTACAAAATACGTTATGCCTATACCCGCAATTTGAGTGCTAACTCTCGTAGCTTTTGTCGAGAGATGGTAAGTGCTGCTAATGATGGGGTTGTATTCCGCAAGGAGGATATTGATATGATGTCTTTCTCTGGTGTCAATGGACAGTTCGCCCCTAAAGGGCGTAACGTCTATTCCATTTGGAAGTGGAAGGGAGGCGCATACTGCCATCACGCCTGGAGGCGTTTGGTATATTTCCGTAAGAGAAATAACAAAGGAGAATTTTTGCCAGATGCTGGTTTAGCAAATGACAAAGTAGTAAGTACAGAAGCTGCTATCAAAGCAGGAGTACCGAGCAAGAAGCTAAATCCAAGTGCTTGGGATGAAGCACAAACCCGACCAATTGACACACCTAATAGAGGCTCATTAAAGAATAAATAATGGCAACGGCACTATTCATAACACGACAGGATATCGTTCGCAACACGGCTCTTGGGGGCAATGTAGATACGGACAAGTTCATCCAATTCATTAAGATCGCCCAGGAGATACACGTTCAAAACTACTTGGGAAGTAAGCTCTACGATAAAATTTCGGCAGACATCATTGCCGGAACACTATCTGGCAACTACTTGACATTGGTTAACACCTACGTCCAACCCCTTTTGATTCATTTCGCAATGATGGAATATTTGCCGTTTGCAGCCTATACCATCGGCAACGGAGGGGTATACAAACACCAGAGCGAGAACTCTGCGAGTGTGGACAAGACAGAAGTTGACTTCTTGATTGAGAAGGAGCGTAAGATTGCGGAGTTCTACGTCCGCAGATTTGTCGATTATATGACCTACAACCAATCATTGTTCCCAGAGTACTACGCCAATGTCAATGACGATATGTACCCCGATCAAGATGTTCAATATAGCGGATGGGTATTATGAGCAAGAAGCGAAACTACGAACCCAAGAAGGTCAACGTACTAAAGCTAAAAAGTTATTTAATTAAGAAAGGCAACGATGGCAAACGCAATTAATTGGGGGGAGATATACTGCTCCACCTATTTCGGAGACGAGGACTACAACACCCGCACTTTAGGGGGTGATGGTGTTCCCGCTTGTTTTGATAATGCGTTTACCTATGCGGAGGCTTTTGCTATTCGCGTTGCAGCTGATGGCGGAACGCTGGAAGGCTTTGTTTGTTTGGAGAATGCGATTGATGCTTTAAACTATAATTGATTATGAGTTCATTTTTTGACGATGCCTCTTTGGTAATGATTCCTTCGGGATACAAGGACGGCAAGGTCTATTCAGTAAAACCAACAAGCGGAGCTGGTGATTTAACCTTCACCCGTAACAGTAACGCCACAAGGGTAGATGCCAACGGGTTGGTGGAGAAGGTGCGTACAAATAGCCTCTTGCAGAGTAATACTTTTGATACTACTTGGGCTATAACAAGAAACGAACTCACTCCAAACGCTATAACTGCTCCAGACGGAACACCTACGGCATACAAAACTGCTGCCAATGCTAATATTGTAGCTAATTCATCACGGATATATCAAAACATTTCAGTTAGTGGTGTAAACACTATTTCTATTTATGCTAAAGCGGGAGAGATTACCGAAATGCTTTTGTATGCAATAGGGGCTAACGATGGTGCTTATTTTGATATTTCCAATGGTTCTTTTGTTAGTTATTATCTTGGAAGTACCGCTATTGATTATGACATTATTGATTTAGGCAATGGGTGGCATAGGTATTCTTTAACATTTAATACGGGAATTACACGCTACGAAATCTACCTATCAAAAAGTGGAAATTATGTTTCAGATTACACACTTGGCGAAGGTTTTTATATTTGGCACTCACAAGCAGAGCAAGGGTTAGTAGCTACGGACTACATTGAAACCACTACAACGGCAATGAGTGAGTTTGCGGGTGTTACCGCCTCAAGCGTTGCGGATGTTCCCCGCCTTGACTA